GCTTGTGGTACACCTGTTGCCGCGTATCCAGTAACAGGACCTAATGATATTATCGTTGAAGGTGTAAATGGATCTTTGTCAGAAAATTTAAGTAAAGCAGTAGAAAAATGCCTTTACTTGGATAGAGAATCAGTATATAATAGTTCTAAATCGTGGACTTGGGAAAATTGTTATAATCAATTTTCGAATATACTACTTAAAGCGAGGTAAATATGCAGATTGAATATATAAAGGGTGATCTTCTTCAAACAAAAGTAAAACACATCATCCATGGCTGTAACAGCAAAGGTGTTATGGGATCTGGTGTTGCGAAAGTTCTTCGAGAAAAATACCCTCGTGCGTATCAAGAGTACAATGACACATACAATAGTTATGGTCTAGAACTTGGAGACGTTATTGTATCCGTTCAAGATGATGGTAAAGTCATTCACAATGCAATTACGCAACGAGATTACGGACGAGATACTTCTCGTGTCTATGTTTCATACTGGGCTATTGCCGAAGCATTTCGTAAGATCAATCAGTGGGGTATTAAAGAAATTGCAATGCCAAAGGTTGGTGCAGGTCTTGCTAACGGTGACTGGAATGTTATTTCAGCAATTATTGAAAACACGTTAATTGATACTAAACCTTACGTATATGTATTGGAGTGAAATAATGGTCAAAGTTCTTATCTACTCGTCAAAAGAAATCTATGATAAAGCTTCATATGAAGGGCGTGCTGAAGCTCATGTAATTGCGTATCGTGATGCTGATGAATATGTTATAATGAAAAATAGAACATCGCAATGTTTGGGTGATATAGTTTCTAAGTATAGAATGTCATCTATATTAAATATGGTAGAACTTGAAGAGTGGATGCGAGATAAAGAAAGTCATAAGCTAAAAGAAAGCTACAAAGATCATCCTTACACAACGTTGATGAAAAATGAACCAGTATAAATTTTGTCATATAGAATACATAAACAGTCTATGGTACATTATGTGGCCAGATTGTACACGTGCTTGGGGTCAAGGATATAAAACCTCAGGTTGGGCAACAAGAACTCTAAAATGGTTAAAGAAAAATGGCTGATTATATTATAGGAACAGAAACGTTTAAGAAAAATCTTGATGACTGGTTATTTAAAAATGATCAGACTAATGCAAATTTCCTGCACGTAAATCGTAATAAGATACCAACTGTATTTAGATCTTATACACAAAAACTTTATCGTGGTACGTATACAGATAATGAATTTTTAGATAAGATAGAAAAATCTGGATCAACAACACTCACTAAACACACATCGTGGACCAAAGATGAACGAATTGCAAGAAAATTTATTGAAGATGAGTCATTTTCTGTAGGTAGACTAAATAAAGATAAAACTAGAATAATAATATCAAAAATAATACCAGCATCACAGCAAATTTTAGATATAGATGCGTTTGTTTCGTATATGGGTGTAAATCAATTAATGATGCTAGGATATGATGAAACAAATCTCGTTAGTGCCATGAAAGAAAAAGAAATCTTGGTTTCTAAAGGTACCCTGATAACAAAAAATGATTTTAAAGTTTTACAATAAATAAGTTTAAATGAAAAATATTATAAATGTTGTTTTGCGAACATGACAATGAAAACACTCGCGTACCATGCAAGTAAAAAAAAGACTTATCGTTTTATTGCAATGATTTTGAAAATTTATTGAAAGAAAACAGTTGACATTATCCTTCAAATTGTTTATACTGATTCTATAAAGTAAATAAACAAGAGAGCAGAACATGAAAACTTTCACTAAACTTGCGTTAGTTACAAATGCAATTGTAGTTGCAGGTATGTCTTACCTGTATGTTAATAATACCAACACCGAAAAAGCACATATTCAAGAAATTGTTGATATTTCTGCAGAAGTTTCAAAGCAAATGGAACGAGTTAAAAGTGCCCATTGTCTTTCAATGAATATCTATCACGAAGCACGTAATGATGGCATTACAGGTCAACGTGCTGTGGCTTGGGCCACAATAAATAGAGTTGCTTCGGACAAATATCCTGATACTATCTGTGATGTAGTTTATCAGGCAGAATTTAATGAGAATGGAATCCCATTTAAGAACAAATGTCAGTTCAGCTGGTTTTGCGATGGTAAAAGTGATGAAATTCAAGATCAGGCTGCGTGGCGAGTAGCAGAACGTATCGCAGAAGAAGTAATGAACGCGCACGGCAAGGAAACAGATCCTACGAACGGATCTATCATGTATCATGCTCACTACGTTACTCCTTATTGGGCAGCATCTTACGAAAAGCAAGTTCGTATTGACTCTCATATCTTTTATAACTGAGGTAAAATGCAACGGAAATATCTAATCTTTCTTGACATTGACGGCGTGTTCACATCACACCGGGTTCATACAGCACATAATGCTTATGAAGCTGCAATGTGGCAGCGGTTCGATCCTGTTGCTGTTGACTTCATGAACTATATCCATGATACATACCCTGTAGAGTTTGTTCTTATGTCAACATGGAAGAATGGACTTCGAAACGATGATCCAATGGTAGAACATTGGGTTCGTTCTGCATTTGCAAATTCTGGTTTTCGTGGATTATTTGCTTCACCTTGGAAGACTGATCCAGATGGATTTGCATCAGTCAAAAAGTGGGATCGGGGCAACGAAGTTAAAGACTATCTCGAAAACTTCGGAACTGATGTAGAAGACTTCATCTTGTTTGATGATAACCGGTATCGGTTCAAAGAAATCTTAGGCAAACAAAGACTTGTATGGACAGATGCAAATGACGGTCTTCTTCATAAACACATGCTGAATGCAAAGAGTCTGATGGGCAATTGGGAGAAAAAGAATGGCTAAATTTACATTTGTTTTTTCATCTATGAACTCTGGTAAAACACTCGCCCTTCTGACCAAAAACTTTATGTTGCGTGAGAAGGGCTATCGTACATTGCTCATTAAACCTGCAATGGATGATCGAACCGCAACTATCTCAAGTCGAATTGGTCTTGAAGCAGAGTGTATGCTGATCAATCCGGCTGACATGATGTCTGAAATCATCAAGAAGAATTATGAATATCTTCTGATAGATGAAGCGCAATTCCTTACAAAAGAACAAGTCTGGGATCTATCTGATCTGGTCGACTATTACAACATCAATGTTATCTGTTATGGATTAAAACTTACTTGGAAGGGTGATCTATTTGATGGAAGCAAAGCACTAATGGAACTTGCCGACGAGCTTCAACAAATGGATTCAATCTGTAAGGAAACAGGTAATCCTGCGTTGTTTCATCACAAACTAGGTGGTTCAGATGCAGCAGTAGAAACTGGCTATGAAGATCTTTATGATACTGTTTCGAGACGAGTTTGGAAGAAAAAGAATAGAAAATGATTATTACATTGTTGTTTATCTAAAGCTAATTTAGAATCAGTATTATTTTATGGATGATAATCCAATTATACCATACTCGTAGATGTTGTCAACTACTTTTATTAGTTTTTGGCAACATTTTTTTGTTTACATTTCATTATGAATAGTTTATACTGATTCTATAAGGTAGAAAAGGAAATAAAAATGAGCCGTAAGAACGAAGACGGAATATATGTGAACTATGAACGTTTCGACTGTGACCGATACTGTTTCGAAGGAACCGCTGAAAGTGTAAAAGCTTATATAGACACTATGGTGGAAGCCGCCAAAGCTAAAGGCATGGTCGGTGAAGGTCGTTTTGACTTTGATGTGGGCCGCGGCTATTATGGTGACGATTATGAACTGAGTGTGACTTATGGGTTTGATCGAGTGGAGACTGAAAAAGAAAAAGCTACTCGTGAAAAAGCTGAAGCCAAACGGAAAGAAGCTGCCGCTGCTAAACGCAAGGCTACTGTCGAAGCGAAGAAGTTGAAAGCTGATGCCGAGTATGCTGAGTTTTTACGGTTGAAAGAAAAGTTCGAGGTACTGAATAAATAATTCTTTTATAGGAGGAAGTTATGAAGACTAAACGAAAAGAACTACCTAAGGAACGAAATCCTTTCGTTCAGCACCTTATTAGTAAAAAGCAAGGTGCTCACGGCAAAACAAAGAAAGCCGTGCGCCGCGATGAAAAAGCTCAACTTCGTAAAGAATGTTTTGGTCGAGTGGCTGCTTAACAGCCGTTTTACCAAAACATTCTGGTTGACATATCCTGCTGAATGGTTTATACTGATTCTATAAAATGGAAAGGAACTAAATTATGACTACTCTCAATGGCGGCTTCTCTACTGCACGCGGCGACACTGTTGCTCCTGAAGATCGTGCTCTGATTGACGAATTCATCCGCAACAAGGGTGTTCAAACAATTCAACCTGCAGGTGCTGATGGTAATGAAGCAACTCGCGGTACAAAAGAACGTATTGCTGTTGCTCGACGTGAATTCCGTAAAGCGCAAAAACAAAAGAATAAGTAAGAGAACCTGATGTCAAAAGAACAATTTAAAATTTCTTTTTGATTCTTCCGAGAGAGTATCCATCTGGTATACTCTCTCCTTTCTTTATACGAAGGTTGCTAGTTCCGTTATTGATCCAGACTGATCCTCTTGTTGGATTATTCTCTTTCATCCATAAAGAATGTTTATCTCTCACAGTCAATCCATTTTCATCCTTTTCTGTTGAAAGCTTTGCGTTCACTTTAGCTTGCCTACCAAGCCACTCTTCTCTATTTTCGCTGATATACTTTTTTCTTCCTTCAGAAATTCGCTTCGCATTTTCGGGCTTTTTAGAAGGATTATTATCGCCGAAAATTTTCTGAGATACAAGATCATAAACACCGTTCAGTTTTTTAGTTTCTACTGACTTTTTACTTCTAATTTTGTTTAGTTCTAGATTTTTGTTTATCGCTTTTTCATAAGAAATTTGATATACATTTTTTCCGTCTGTTATTTTCTCACACATAGTTTTAGCTGCTTTCTGACCACCTTTTTGGTATGAAGTAATTCCGTTTTTGTCTGGAATCTTTCTCCATTCTGGATCGTAAGCAAGGAATGCGTCGTTGTTGTGCATATTGAAAAATTTGTCATTTCGTTTTGCATCAACTTTTTGCAGAAAACGTGTTTCATAATCATACGCTTTAGATGCAGTTTCAAATTTTCTTATCTTGCAAACTCTAAAAGCGCCAACACCCTTTTCTTCAACTATAGCCTGAATATGTTTTGAAGACGTTATGTATCCACCTTCTTGCATGAGGGTGTTTGGGTTTGCTTGTTTACTGTATTTGCTGCCAGCGTAATATTTGCCAGTTTCAATTTCTTGGATGATATAGAAATATGGTGTATAAATAGGCATGAGCTGTGTTTCCTTTTATTAGGTGTTTCAACATAGAGTAAGTGGGATGGCCGTCCGCGACTTACATTGTTATTTATAACAAGAGGAATCTTGAATGGATTGGAATGTACTTTCTCAAAATGAAAAGCAAAAATATTTGGATAGAGCAAAAGATGCGATAGAAAAAGGATTCTATGTTGGCTACTCTTTAGAAGAGTTAGCAAAAGTCATATACAAAGCTCATGAAAGAATCAGTTGACATTTCTTTGTCAGTGATATAGATTGTAATTATAGAAATGTGTCAAAGGAAGAATGATGGCTGAAGTATTTCAAATTCTTACACCGCGCGATCATATTAGACTCAGAATTGGTATGTACATGGGGTCGGCCGCTCGAGAAGAGGTCGACCGTTTTGTACTTGGAAAATGGAAGACTGCAGTCTATGTTCCTGCTCTCTCCAAGATGATTGATGAGATCCTCGACAACTCTATCGACGAAGCAATTCGCACCAATTTTCAACACGCCAACAAGATTGATGTTTCCATTGACGGAAACTGGGTCATGGTTACTGATAACGGTCGTGGTATTCCACAGGAAGAAATCTTTGACTCAGTCACTCAAGAGAATATCCTTCGTCCTGTTGCTGCTTGGACTCGAGTGAATGCAGGTACATCGTTCGATAACGAGCGAGTTACAATCGGTACCAACGGTGTTGGTTCTTCGGCAACTAACTTCCTTTCGACTGAGTTTGTTGGTCGTACCTGGCAAAATGGTAACCTACTTGAAGTCGTTTGTACTGAAGGTGGTCTGAAAACCAAAGTCAAGCACAAATCGCGCGCAGGTTCTGGAACTGAAGTATCCTTCAAACCAGACTTTAGTCTGTTTGAAGTCGATTCAATTCAAGATCTCGACACTATTCAATTGGTCGAAGATCGCCTCATCAGCCTTCAAATGGCTTTCCCAGAAATCACATTTTCGTTTAACAAGAAGCGGATCCAAGTCCGTGACATGAAGCGCTATGCGGAAATGTTCTCGGAAGAAGGTGCTTCGGTTATTATCGAGAAATCTGATAATCTATCGTTCTTCTTTGCATCATCTAATGACGGCTTCCGTACCAATAGTTTCATCAACGGTGTGAATACTCGTCAGGGTGGGACATATGTTGAATATGTAGTCAACAACGTTGTTGATGAAGTTCTAACACTCATCAAGAAAAAGCACAAGATCGAGGTTTCCAAGAGTGTTATCAAGAATGGTCTGACGTTCGTTTTGTTTGCAAAGAATTTTGTTAATCCAAAATTTGATAGTCAGACCAAGGAACGTCTAACCAATCCGCTTTCGAATATCAAGGAACATCATGAAACTACTGATGTTCACGACTTCAAACATATCGCAAAGCGGATCTTTGCATCAACTGATATTATTGAGCCGATCATTGATGCACAGCTTGCCAAAAAGACGGCAGATGAACGTCGTGACGCAATCGTTGCTCAAAAGAAACTTAAAAAGGTTAAGGTTGCCAAACACATTTCGGCAAATAGCGAAGATGCTCTTCTTGCTCTTGTCGAAGGTGACTCTGCTATGGGTTTCCTATTGAAAGTTCGTGATGCTTCAAAGCTTGGTGCATATCCGCTCCGCGGCGTGATCATGAATACTTGGGATATGAAACCATCAGAAGTTCTCAAGAACAAGGAATTGAGTGAGCTAGTTGCAATCCTTGGGCTTGATATTAATGATCCGAACAGTGTCGACAATATGACCTATCGTGGTGTAGCAACATTGACTGATGCTGACCATGACGGTGCTGGTCATATTTCGCCATTGATCGTGGCATTCTTTTACAAATTCTGGCCTCGACTCTTGACTGAAAAGCGAATTCATATCACTCGGTCTCCGATTATGATCTCGACAAACGGTAAAGATGTTAAATGGTTCTTTACATACGAAGATGCAACAGAGTTTAAATCTAACTGCAAAGGTTACACTCACCGTTATATCAAAGGTCTTGGATCATTGACCGAATCTGAATATGATCGTGTTATCAATGATCCAGTCCTTGATACTGTCACTATTGATGACGCAAATTACTTCCAAGTCATGTTTGGAAACGACGTGACCCTACGCAAGGAGATTATGACAAAATGAAAGACTCAATTGTTTTTGTTCTATCCGAACTTTTCATGTATTCTATTATATTTTGTTTAGTGGTTATCATCTTCCCTACACTTTCAATGCAACTTGCTTTTATTATTGCTGTAATCATGTATGGCTTTGTTACATTAATGACCTTATTGTTGAATTTTTCTATTAAGACATTTATGTACTCTTTCTTCGACAAAAAGGATCTAGATGAATGAGTGAGTTGACAAATTTCTTTAATGATGATATAGTAGAATCAAAAGGTAAAGGAACAAAACCAATGATTCGAGAATATCCTATCTCTCAAGTTGCTCGTAACGAGTGGCTTGAATTTGCAATGTACACTGTCGAGTCTCGGGCAATTCCAAACATGATTGATGGTATGAAACCAGTTCAACGGTTTTATGTGTATTCGTCAATCAAGAACAGCAAGACAGAGTTTAAAAAGGTCAGTGCTGTTTCGGGTGTTGTTTCAGATTATGGTTATAACCACGGTGAAGGTTCTGCAGCAGGTGCCGGCCAACTTATGGCAGCAGATTGGTCTAACAATATCTGTCTTGTCGAGGGTCGAGGGTCGTTTGGTACTCGTTTAGTCCAATCAGCAGCGGCAGCACGATATACTTACACGCGTCTTCATAAGAAC